AGTCCGGGCGTATGGATGCTTATTGCAACAAGGTCCAACCTCCACCCGCCCATAAGCAGTTGCACAAGTTCATTCTCAGACACTTCATTGAGTGCATTGAGGATGAGACCCAAGTCAGCGCTGGGTCAGTCCACATGCCATCCTTCAGAGACATCGAGGATTCCCGTAGGAAGCCCCTCCAGAAGGCCCGTGCCGAGACCTACGGGCAAAATGGCGAAGTGGAGGCAGCCCCAGCCCGCGTTGAGCTGAAGAACGAGGTAGGACACAAGATCGTCCTCCCACGCGGAATCACTTGCCTTGAGTATGAACTCGGCATTGAATCCGGTCGTGTGGGCAAGCTTCTCAAGCGCATAGTTGAGAAGTGCCGTTGGTTTAACCCCGGCGACAACCCTGAACAAATCGCTGATTGTATCCGCCACTATGCCACCATGGGGGCGGATGCGACGCGGTACTCCCCCGAGCAAACATCCGGCGGGCATGCCGCCGATTACTCGAAGATGGACGAGACCCACAGCGAGTTCACCAACACCATTGTTCGAACAGTCATTGAACATTTTGCGGCGGAGTCGTGCAGAGCCGACGCCCTCGCAACATACGATAAGCTGTTCAACATGCCAGCCACTCTCGGCAAAGAGAAGCTGGCCACAGGCTGGAAGAACAGCTCGGGGTCTGGCATTACGACTGAGCTGAACACCATCGTCTCCGCCTTCCGGGAGATGGTCACAACTTCCATTGCCATGGTGTTGCCGTTTGCAGCCTCTCAGGAGCTGACGCTTAAAGAACCTATGAGCGCCAAGGCTTTCAAGACTGCAATGGTTGCCGCCCAAAAGGAGGCCTACAACTACCTCTTTACCGACTTTGACAAGGGCAAGCTCCTCCGGATGGCTTACCGCCACATCGGTCCCAAGTTTGGCGACGATTCACTCGATCCAGCCACTCCCCTTGTCACCGATGCCACGTGGCTCAAATGTTCGCGATATCTGACGCTCTGCGATGGCATGAAGACAGATGTCGAGTTCATATCTACGTCACCGGACAACGTGGAACCCTGGGAGTATCTCAGTCGGTTTTACCCTAATCCAATCGCTTCCGGCACATCGTATTGCAAAATCGAGAAAGCCCTCGACAAACTGAGCATTGCGATTAACTCCGACCAGGATCGGTACGCCCTTAAGTGCCGGGGCTATTGGACCGTGGATTCGCAGACGCCTGTGGTGAACGCCTATTTGATGGCGATGGCCAGGATCCACAACTTCGAGCTAGAGACGCTCACTCCCGATGATGCGACATTGGAGGAACTCTACATCACCGACCGCGACTTGTACTACAAGGTGCAGGCCGGCCCCTACCCCATCGACGAGCAGACCCCCGAGTTGCTCATCGAAACTGCTGCTAGACAACTTGGATTCAGCACCGGCACTGAATTACAGCAGTTTGTGGATGGTCTGTCAAAGGCCACCACCAGGGAGGAAGTGGC